TTTAACAAAGTCAACTTGTTCATTCTTCAAGATGTGTACGACACGATTAGCTATAACTCCCATAAAAAACTGCTTTAATTTTAATCTGATCTTCGGAAGTTTTATTCGAGCAGTTTTTTGGTGATGTTTGTACGCTATCCTTTGGATCATAGATGATTTCTTAGAGTGTTTCTTTTTCCAAGCCTTCCACTTTGAGTGTTGTGGGCTAGACTTGAGTGATGGGTCATGTCCCCAGTTTTTTAGACTAATTTCCCACTTAGACATACCAGACCCACCAATGGGTTCACCTGGTTTTCCACCAAGCATACGAGAATTGAAACCGTTTTCTTGAGAAGCGTTGTCGAAATCTTGAGCTGTCCATTCATCAAATGGCTTTTGCTTTCGTCTTTTGATGCGATGGAATGAATCATAACCTGACTGTATTCCACCTTCGTCTTTTGCTTCACTACGATTAATAGATGCTAAGAGTCTATGGTCATTAACCGCCCAATCATCAAGTGCTTTTTGGCTCATGTTTATGAGCTTTTTCCACTTGTCATAAATCTCTTTTTTTTCCTCGTCTGTACGAGCTTTAGCATATCTATTTTGCATGGCATTATCTCCTTATCACCATATAAATCATTTATAAACAAACTATTAAGAACTAATGACACCCCCTAAATTCTATAAAGTAGCTAGTAAGGGTTTTTTACTAGTGGATTGACTCTTTAAGGAGAATGAAAATGTCTCGTACACATCATCATTTTGCACCAAGTTATGAAGGCGCTGAACCTACGAATCATCATTATAAGTGGGTTGCACGAAAAACACAGCGTCGTAATCGTCAAATTGATCAAAACAATACTCGTCGACTTTGGGCTGACGCTTTACGCAAAATGCCTACTTCTTACTGGGAAGAAAATGGTTGGGTAAATGTTGGTGTTCATAATCAGCATTTTGTCGGACACATTCATTAATTGGAAGGAAATAATATGTCTAAATTAGTTTATAACAAAGGTTTTGGTGGGTATCGTCTTAGCGTAAAAGCCATCAAATGGATGAATGAAAATGGCTTAGTGGTTATGGCCAATGGGTCAATGGTCGTTTCTCAAGGCGACGAAACCTATTTCCAAGAAATTCCACGCCATCACCCAGTGCTTGTAGAGTGTGTTGAAACGCTTGGCGAAGAAGCGGGTGAATGGTGCGCGACTCTTAGTATCTTTGAAATTGAAGGAAATCAATATCACATTCAAGAGTATGACGGTTTTGAAACTATTTTGACACCAGAAAACACACCTTGGGTGGAGATAGGCTAATGAAAACTTGTGATCGTTGTTGTTTCCCTACTAAAACATGGACAATGAGTATGTTTAACACTCAAGAAATATGTCCAGAATGTAAAGAAGAAGAACGCAAGCACCCACGCTATCAAGAAGCGTGTAAAGCGGATAGGGAAGCTATTAAAAGAGGTGATTATAATTTTAAAGGGGTAGGTTGGACTGCCCCACATTCCCAAAGATAAAACTGATATGGCATACAATACAAAACATCCAGACAACGCGAGTAAGCGTTCTTTACAGCGGCACATCTTAAATCGAATGATGAAACACCCACACAAGACACAACCATATACCGTTGTTTGTCTACCTGGGCGTAAATGTTGGGAAATTGAATACCTACTTCCCTACAAACACGATACTTATGATGGTGTAGGGCCAGGTGTAGAAAAAATTATAGCGCTTGAACAAGACCAAGATGTCTTTGAGATTATTCAAGATAGGTACAAAGATAACGATATGGTTGATGTGTTAAACACTAGCACAACCGAATTTCTTTACACTTATGATAACCAAGTAGACTTGATCTACTTTGATTACTACTCGTACTTTTCATCAAAAGTGAAGCAAGACATTGAGATCATGTTTGAGCGTAAGGTGTTATCTGAGGGTGGTAAGTTCATTGTCAACTTTTTAGCTACTAGGGAGTCTGTACCCAATCAGATCATGCAAGACCGACTCGTTAGACAGTTCTGTGAGATTGGCAAGTATGAGCTTGATATGGATAGTCTTGATGAGGATCGCAAGAGGTGTGTTGCGTTTAATGGGTTGATAGGCCGTTATAGGTCAAAGTCTATTAATGATAGGACTTACTCTCAAGGTAATAACTATGTTGCTACTACAGCACCTTTATGGCACAGATACAAAACCTTAGCTGGTCATTCGATGTTGACAGGTTATTTCACACTCAACTCTTACCCAAGCAAGCAAAGCAGAGGAGCACTCTATTATGCTGAGGAAGTATGGACAACTGATCCTGTTCGTTGGGGTATAACAGATTGGCATACTGAGGTCAGCGTTAATCCCCAGCAAAACTACGACATTTGGAAAACGCAGGTTGAGGACTTTTATGCGAAAAACCACTACACACCGTCAAGTTTAGACTTGGGTCGTACTCCAATTAAGTGTCTTTCTCAGATTATTCGTGATCTTGGTTTGTGTCCTAGACATGATAGGACTGTAGAAGATATTAAAGGGGAAATTGATCGTATTTATCAAAGGGTGGGTGTGGTTTGCCCTTTTACCTTGGCTCAAGCAAAGATTGGACTCAAATCGGGTAAGAATGAGAAGATGAGTGTACGCATGATTACTTCCTACTGTGAAGAAAAGGGTTATCCACATAGACTCCTTTTAAAACAGATCAAAACGAACATTAATCATTTAAAGACCGTTAAGGAATACCTTTCCCATCTTCAAGCGAATAAAACACCATCAAGTTTCCCTAAGTATCGCAACTTGTACTTTACGATCTTGGATAGGGACTGTTCTTTTAAGAACGCCCATAACACTAAGTTAGCTTTAGAAGAAGCACTCGTGAAAGTTGGGCTAACTAAAGATGGTGAAATGACTGTTCAATACACAGATCAGCAGTTGATTGATATGTACTATAAGAAGGACATTACGATTAACGCACTAGCTTCTTTGAGACTAATGACTCGTCCACCAATGATCGAATATCTAAAAGGGTTAGGGGTTGATGTGCGTCATAAAAATGATCGCAACAAAGATAAGATCACACCTGAAAAGGTGCTTAGGGAATTTAAGAAGAAAGAGTCAGTCATTGAGGTTGCAGTCAAGTTTGGTGTTAGCACTAAGTACATCAAAGACATCTTAGATAAGCTAGGTGTATCACCATCTAAATCAGGAGGGTATATCAACCTTGATGTACAGGCTTTGATTTCAGATTACGAGTCTGGTATGACTTGTCCTCAAATCGCTAAAAAGTATAAAGTTCAAATATGGGTAGTCTATGGTAGGCTCAAAAGTGCGGGTGTAAAAGTCAAGCAGAGGGGTGGTGGTGTGCGTATCAATCTTCCAAAGGAAGTGATCATTGCGGATTATCATTCTGGTTTAAGTTTGAAAAAGATTGGGCACAAGCACTTTGTGAGTGGTGGTACGATTAGTAGTCGTTTGAAAGAGTGGGGGATAGAGACTAGAAATGGTGGGATTAACAACCATAATCGTATTTAAATCACCTAAGCCATGAGGGTATGCGCTTGGTGTGTTTATCTGCTAATTTAGAAGCGCACCATGCATTAGGTTTAACTTCTACATTCTCATAACCATAGCCACGCACCATAGCAACAAGGGCTCTTGAGAATTTACCTGTTTTAGCGGTGGAATGTTCATTGCTCACATCAAGATGGATTGATATATTTGCTTTAGGTATTAATTTCCTTATGTGAGATGCAATTTGTAGGGTAGTATCTGTTTCTGTATAGATGCGTTCGTATAAGCTGTGGTGCTTTGGTCTTTCATCATGTTCTTTGTAAAAGTATCTGCAATGGTATTGTTGGTTATTACATAGAACTACTATAGCGGTGACGAGAAAAGTACCTGAATTGAATGGTTGGCTATCAGTCCCTAAAATGATCTCATGTTCATGTTGAGATGCTTCTTTTAGAAACTGGATGATACAGTCATATTCTATGATCTTTTTCGTACCTCTTTTCCACATGGCTTAACCTTTCGTTTATTTATTTATAGTTTACCATATTAAAATAAAGGAGAATTTCATGTTCCATCATTTAACATTAGCTGTAAGAGACAGAATGATTAAAGAGCTACAAGAGTATTGGCAGGATCATCCACGATACACAACTTTAGCTCAAAATATCCAAGGTAAGTATGCATTTGATGAAAGACCCCAATTTGGAATGATAGTCAAAACGGGTGGTGCAAGTAATCAAATACTTAGTCCAGATAACTTTATCGCAACGGTTCAAGGTTATGTAGTCTTAGCAAGTGTTGTTGGGAAAAAGAGTGTTTCAATAGAATGGGTTAGGGAAGATACTTTTAAGAAACCCGAAAAAGGTGTGTATCATATCAAGGTTGGTAAAGTAGCAGGTGATGACCCATACCATTATGCAATGACAATCGATGTTTATCAGTATCAAAAAGAAGAAACTTTAATATTTACTGATCCAACAACGATTGAACTTCTTGAAGAACCTGTAGAAAATTCTTTTAGGTTAATCGAAAATCCATCTGGTCGTTTATTAGAATCCACGGAATTTACACGCAATGGTACTACAATTACTTTAGCTGAAGCTGTTCCTAGAGGTTTATCACTTAGAGCGCAATACACATATAAAGAGCTAGATTCGATTGGTCCCATTGAAGTGTGGCCTGACCAAGTATATCGTGAAATCATACCTGGTTGTTTAATTGCAGTAGGCCGATGGATTGAAGATGGTGATGAACAAATCATAATCGTAGAAGACGACCGTCAAGCGACATATCACGAATATGGTGGCCGTTGGGATATAAGTGTAGATATTGATCTTGTCACAAGAGATGTACATTCACAAGCGGATATAGCGGATCGCACAGTTGTTTGGCTTTGGTCAACCTTAAGACATAAACTTGCAAATCTAGGATTAGAAGTCACGGATGTTAGTTTAGGTGGTGAAGGTGAAGAAGTTTATGACGATAATGCAGATGATTATTTTTATACCGCAAGTATGAGTCTTTCAATTCAAGCAGATTGGTTCATCCATTTCCCACTAGTTCTTCCACTTTTAAGGAAAAATTTAGAAGGTGTTGTTCCAGTTAAAGAAGTGATTCAAACACCCGTAGCTGGGATTGGAACAGATACAGACTTTTTACAACGGCTTCTTTAATAGTTTATTTATGAACCGACTTATACAAGAGAAAGGAAACCATTTATGCCTATCCTAAAGTTTCAATGCACAAGTTGTGGTTTTTCACAACGCAAGCGAGTATCCAGAGGTACGGATACGATTGACTGTACCTCATGTGGAGCAAGTGCATTTGCGGAAGGTTCACCAAATCTCACTGTTGGATTTCAGGCTTCTGTTTCAACATCAATGAAAGTACAAGATTCAGGAATTGAGTCTTTCGACATGGATTATGATCGTGTCATTGGTGAAGACGCCCAAAAAAAGTGGGACCTCATTTATAAAAGAAATAGGGATAAATGGGACATCGTTAATTCAACTCCAGGGTCAACTGGACTTGATATAATGAAACTACCTGATGGAACATACGAATCTTTGCCTGATCCAGCAAAGGTTTATCGTGAGACCCGTCAAGATAGAATGAATAAATTAGAACAACAAAGATCATCCTCATCTAAGGAGTAAAGCTCATGGCTATTGAAGGCGGATACGCACCACCAGGGGTATATACCCAAACTGTTTTTGAAGAAAATAATACTAACTTGGCTCAGCTTCAAGGTAGAGTGCCAACACTGATTGGTGTTGGTAAACAAACCTTTGAGGCTAAAGGCCGTGAATTGGTTCGTGGTTCTTCTGCTACAATCGATCAAAGGATTGTAGAAGAAGATCCGACTGGAAGAATGATTTCTGGAACTAATCCAGACGGTTCTTTAATCTTAGCTAGTTATGATGGCGAAATTACAAAACTATTGGTTCGTAATTTCCCAATTGTGACTGGTGATGGAACAGGGACAAGTTCTACAACACCTAGTTCTGTAACTGCTACTATCAATGGAAATGCTACTGTAATTCTTGAAGTAGATGGTGCAAACGGAATCATTCGATTAGCGGAAGCTCCAAGTGAAGGTGATGATGTAAGGGTTTCATACTTTTTCAATCGTACAGACACTTTGGTTGAAGATGAAGTTTTAACATCACAAGTTTCAGAATTCCAAACTGAAATTCTAGGTAGTGCTGGTGATTTTGTAATCACAGATCAAAATAACACTCTAATCATTACTTGTGATGGTGTGACTGGTGTAATTACACTCGGTGTTGATGCAAATCGTGCGAGTTCACTTGATAAAGTTGAAAATGCTATTAATGGCGCTGAAATAGGTTCTCTCGTTGCAAGTACCTATGTAGATCAAAATGGGTCTGAAAACCTTATTTTATCTGCAAATGGTGAAATTTTAATTGGTGAAGGAACTGCTAACTTAGCGGTTGGTATTTATAAAGGTCAAACAGGAACACCACGAGCGACTACTTTCTTTACGGCAAATAAGCCTATTGTAGATGGTTCAAATGGTGGTATTCCAACTACAAATGTTGATCTTATTACTGTTAAGGTTAATGATGTTGAAGTTAGAGCATTAACTGTAGATGGAAACACTGGGTCATTCACTTTGGCTTCTGCTCCATTAGTTGGTTCAACTTTAACTGTGACTTATCACCACAACACTTTCCGCGATCAATTTGATTATATTCCAGGTAGGGATGTTAAATCTATTGACCGTGTGGCACTAACGCCAAGTGAAGGTGGTGAATTTGGTAAGTTCACCCAGAATATTGATTTTGTATTACACAATGATCGAATTGTTTGGGGAACCGCGGTTCTTGTTTCAAATGGTTTGATTCAAGAAGGTGATGTTGCTTTTGGTACTTCACAAGTCACTGCTTCTTTAAGAGATGAAAAAGCATTTCTTTTAGAATGTTCTCCTGTGATTGATACAAGTGTTATCCCATCTCGTGTTTTAGCAAAAACTTTCAAACTTCCTTATCAACCTGTGGATGGTACTGGTCGTGGTCTTCCAACATCAAACCCTTCTTTGATTACCGTTCGAACAGGTGTTTCATTTGCGGATGCTCTTGAAAATCCTGTTGCTACGATCACTAAAGTTGATGCTGCAAAATCACAAATCACACTTGCGACAGCGCCACCTACAAACCACAAGGTGTTCGCCACATTCTTTTATAGCGTGATTCAAGATAAGTTTGATCTTAATGCTTATAATGTGGTTGTAAATACTGTAGGTGCTTCAGGCATTGGTACTTATGGAATTACTACTGGTTCTTCATCATTGTTTTCACCTACATTAACTGCTAAGGGTACTGACCTTACTGAAGTTGTCGTTGAATTCCCAAGTGGTTCTGAGGCACAACCTGGAGCTAGAGTTGCACAAGTAGGAACTCCTGTTGAGGAAACAATTACTCTTGAATTTGGTGATTTTGATCCAACTCCAGCTTCTTTGTTTGTGGAAGGTTCAGCACCTTACTATTTAGTACCTGGTCAAACAGATACACTTGAACTCACTATTGACCAACAAGGTGTAACTGTTGAATTTGACCAGCCAACTGAGGGTGGTCGATTAGGTAGTCTTTGTCATGTAGTAAGTGAAGTTCTTCCTTATACACCAGGCTCTGATAATCAAAACTTTGGTGATGCTGCTTCAACATCCGTTGATCTTGTGGTTGATGGGAAAGCATTTGGTTCCGCTGGATTTACTGCGCAAAATGCACAAACAGTATCAAATCTTGTTAGTGCGATTAACGACCAAGCGGCACTTGTTAGTCCTTCATATACCGCTATGTCATCATTTAGCGCTTGGGCTGCGATTGATGATGGTGGTGTAGCTGATACATATCGTAAGTTCTCATTTACTTACACGGGTAGTACCAATAATACCTTTGCTGCTCCTGAGGAATGTGAAATACCTGCAGCGGTTTATCCAAATGCGTCTCTTTTAGCCGAAGCTATTGAAACCGAAATGAACGCACATATTGCCGATCGTGTAGCTGCAGAAGCTAAGTTTGATGGTTTACAAGTTAGCGTTACCGCGGATACTAGCGGGCGTCTTGTTTTCTCTATCACTTCACTTCCAGATCAAGGGCTTAATGTTGATGATTTCGGATACATTGAGTTTATTGGTGCCGCTCAAAATACTACATTCCTTTCGATTGCTGGTATTGACTTTGATACCGCGGCTGGTGGAACTCAAACTAAGTTTGGTTTCTTACCTGTTGCATCTAAGGTTTCAACTGATCTTGGTGGACCATTAAGAGATCGATTGATTCTTAAGAATCGTATCCTTCCAGGTAATTTCTACTACCCACCAACAAATTTAGATTTAGGTATCAGTGTGACAACTGGAACTAATCTTGATCTTATGGGTATTTCGAAGGAATTGGATGTTTCACCTTCTCGTACATCTGTTCTTGATAAGCCAAGTATATTACTCAATGTTGGTTGGGATGATGTTGATGAGGCTACTGGTATTCCAGCTAAGAAACTTTATGATGGTACAGGTGAGACTGCTGCTAATAATGTGCTTTCAATCGTAATTGACGGTATTGCTATCAACCATACTTTTGCGGGTGCAAATGGTGCTGGTGCCGAACTTGACATTAAAGAGCTCATTGATGCGCTAAATAATGATGCTGATTTCAATACTCATGCTTCAGCTCGTATTGAAGGTCACTCCATTCGTATTATAAGCAACAACGCAACCACAAACTCATACCTAAAGGTTGGTAATGGTTCTGCTAATTCTGCATTTGGCTTGACTAATGGAACAATTATTTCAACAGTAGGTCTTCCAGCACAAGCTGTTGCAGATGGCTTTATGAGTAGTGTTCAAAATAATAATAATATCAAACTTGCACTTTTCTCTGTAGATCAAGAGAATAACTTAGCTACTAAGTTTGGTGATAATGCTGTTGCACTTATCCACACTAATGCGGTTGGTAAGCAATATGTTGGAATTGAATCACTTGAAGCTGGTGTTTCAAGTATCCTCAATGTGACTGGCGGAAACATTGCTGAGCGTAAAGGCACTGGTCTTAAGATCACAACTTCTACAGGTGCTGTAGGTGAAGCCGCGATTCAAGGATTTAATGTTGTATCTAATAATGGTGCAGGTTCTGGTTCTGCTAACACATCTACATTAAAGAATGGTGTGGGTGCGGATGGTAGAATTGGTCAAACCTACACAGACTCTGTTACTGGGTTCTCAATTACGATTCTTCCTCGTGCTGGTGGTATTTCATATCCAACAGGTGTAAATTCAAGGCTTACTTTTAGTGTAGGTACTAGCATTACAACTAATGCCAACATCCCAGTTTTTGCAATTCCTGGTGTTTCTCTTGTGGTGACAAATACACTTGACACACAAGTTGCGGATAATGCGGTTATAGAAACTTTCTACAAAGAAGGTGAAGAACCTAATATTGGTCAAACTTATTACATCGACTTTACAAGAGATCGTTCTAGCTTTAACACTAGAACTTTCACTAACCTTGCAGATGTACTTAATACTTACGGTCCAATTAGTCCTGAAAATACACTTTCAATGGGTGCTTTCCTTGCGTTCTCTAATGGTGCAACTTCTCTGGCTTGTAAGCAAATTCAGCTTTCATCAGATCAAACTACACCAACAATTCAGCAAATGATTGCGGCACTTCAGGAAATTGAAGGTGAAATTGTTCCAGGTTTAGCACCAAGCGTACTTATGCCACTTGTTCCAGCAACTACATCATTGCTTTCTGCAATTTCTAATCATTGTGATGTTCAGTCTTCGATTCGTTATCGTTCTGAGCGTCGTGCCGTATTAGGTGTTGCGGTTGGTACACAACCTCGTGATGTTCAAGCGCTTGCACAAGCAACGGGCAATAGTCGTATTTGTTTGATTTATCCAGACATGGCTCGTATTCGTTATAGTGATGAGAATGGGATTACCCAATCTTATCTTGTTGGTGGTGAAATGGTTGCTGTTGCTGTTGCTCTTGCGACTTCTAATCCAGGACTTGATTCTGCTACACCATGGACAAATCGTGCCATTGCTGGATTTACTGAACTTGGTCGTACACTTGATGATGTAGAAGCTAACGCAACTGCAAATGCAGGTGTGACTGTTCTTAAGCAAACAGTTAATGGAATCCAAGTTCGTCATGGTCTTACTACGAATATGACTTCTGTTCTTACTAAGACACCAACAGTTGTTCAGATTGCAGACGATGTACATTTACGAGTTCGTAATCTTTGTAATCGCTACATTGGTCTTAAGTTTGTTCCTCAAACGGTTCAACAAATTGAAGGTCGTGTAAATAACCTCTTTAAGCAATTGGTTAGAGATCAAGTGATTGCAACTTATACTGGTCTTTCAGTCCAGACTGATCCAAATGATCCAACAGGTCTTTTGGTAGATGTGTTCTATAAGCCTGTATTCCCACTCCTTTACATCCAGTTTACTTTTACTGTTCAAGGTAGCTAAGTAAAGGAAAAGCTCCATTTAAAAGCCATTTGAAACTTTTAAATGGAGCTTTGGTAGATCACCTTAGTTTCCTACTTTTATGTGCATTTTTTTCAAGTGTGGCAGACTTTGTAGGTTCATCTGTTTTTAAGGTAGCCTTTTTCCTACGATTTGGGTTTCTAGTTTCATAATCAGCACGCGCTTTTCGTTGGCGACATACATCGGAACAATATTTCTTGCGTGTAGATGCAACCCTATTGTTGCAATTATACATTGCACAAGTTTTTGCTGGTTCTTGAATCTGAATTGTGGGTTCGTTTGCTTTAATTGCAGCTTTTGCTGTTTTAGCTTTTCTTTCTTTGATTTCGTCTTCTGTAAGTGGATAACCCATCATACTTCGTCCTGGACAAGTGGTGTACCAACACTTTTCTGATGTTTCAAGGTGTTTGTGGTAAGGGGCCAGATGCACAAAGCAAACCCATCTCTTTTTCCCTAGATCATCGATAAACCACTTTACTGGACACTTACCGTAAGCATCTCGTCTCATTACTTGAACCCTTTGGAGTTAATATGTTTGGTTATGAAATTTGTCAAAGTTGTGGTTTGTACCACCTAACGCCGTATTTAGAAAATCAAACTTGTGTGAATTGTTTGTCTAAAGAACCTAAATATCCATTCGTTCCTCTTTCAACTACTCAATATAGAAGGTTATATGAAGAAAGAGTTTCAGCGATAAAATATTTCTTAAGACCTACTGTTCCTTCTTATGTTTCAGATGTGCTTATCCAGGAAGAAAAACACAAGGATGTGTAGTCAAAAGTTTTGGCATATTCAATATCCTTTTTATGGTCGTGTGGTATAGATAATTATACCACATTCAAGAAAGGTAAGTGGAATATGACAAATGATTTTAGGGCGAATAAAGTGAACATCTATGATGATGGTATTGGGGGTGTTGCACTTATTCAAGCGATGGGAAATGATCTTACAATTGTAAATTCAGCAAGAGCTAGTCTTGGTCAAGTATCTACTGAAATGGGTGAACGGGAAGAAAAACTTTGCAACTTCCTAATTAAAGAAGGTCACACATCAACTACCGAACATAATGTCGTTTCTTTTTGGATCAAAGCACCACTCTTTGTTGCTAGGCAGCAAATGAGACATAGGACATTCTCTTATAATGAAATTTCTCGTCGATATACGAGCTCTGACATTGAATTTTATTTCCCAAGTGAAATGCGGAAACAAGACACTAAAAATCGCCAAGCTAGTCTTGATGAAACTTTTAATCCTGTTGTTGAGTTTGACCCAACAGATTTCCCCAAACACCTAAAATTAGATGCTGTATCTGCTATTAAAAGCCACGCTACCGATTCTATTAGGCTTTATAATCAGCTTGTAGAGAAAGGTGTGGCTCGAGATCAAGCGCGCATGGTTCTACCACAGAACTTATACACGACATATTGGGCAACTGGTTCATTACATAACTGGGTCAATAGCTTCATTGCAAAGCGAGATCATGCTGATGCTCAATGGGAAATCAAGTTATTAGCTCGAGAAATTAGCCGCCAAATTCAAACACTCTGGCCATTAGCTCATGCTAATTTTGTAAAGCATGGCAAGATACCACCTTTAGATTAATAGTATGTTTATATATTCTTGATTGGTAGATATAAACTTAACCAAAGGAAAAGTCCTATGAAAAAATCTGCTTCTGAAACCCTAAGAAATCTTGAATCAAGAATTGCAAGACTTGAAAAGAAGTCAACCTTTGCTAAACAGATTAAGAAAGAAAGACCAAAGAGTAGAGACATAACACCTACCCACTCTGACTTTGGTTACTACGAAATTGACTTTAATCATTTTCTTAGGAAAGAAGGATTAAGTAAAGATCAATATGTTTTGACTCACATGAGAATAGTAGCGGAACAATCTAAGACAGTACCCGTTACTCGGTATAACCCAGATGGTGCAGAAGTCACTGTTTTAATCGCTTTTTATGTAGACCAACACGCACCTGAAAGAAATTGGGATGGTTCTCCAAATGAATACGCGGGGCAATACAGTCATAGTACCGTTATGTACTTTAAGTATTGGTCTGCTCTTTTAGCTGGTGGTAGTTTGGTCAACGGTGAGTTAATCTCAATTAGAGATGCTGAAAAGTATATTAGAGAAGCTAAGTGAATTAATAGTTCATTTATGATTCCACTTAAGTGATCTAACATATTCACTTAAGGGAATTAAAATGAGAAGGACAGCTTCAGAAATTATTCGAAATCTTGAGACTAGGATTGCTAGACTTGAAAGATCAGCCGTAATATACAACCCAAATGATCTTTTTAAGATTGAAAAAGGCAAAGGCTTTATCCGCATTTATGTGGGTGGGAAATACAATAACAAGCGCACTATTTCCAGTATCAAAGAGACTTTTAAAAGCTGCTTTATTTATCATTTCATTCCTAGCAATGGTTTACCACCGTACAACTTTGTTGATGATCTTGTAGAAAATGCTTTTGATCGTTCTTCTTTAATTGAAGAATTGAGTCGTGTGAGAATAGGTGAAAAAGCTATTCAGTTCAACCTTTACAACAGTGATAATTTCCTTAAAGCTGTTATTAAAGAGTTTGAGATGAATCTTGATGATGACCTTGACTATGTTCTTGATTGGGCAGATGAATATGAAACGGATACTGCTATTAAGGAAGCGGTAAAAGAACTTATGGATAAGTATGGGAAAGTCGAACCAAACAAGATCGACCCACGCACTTATCGTCTAGCAGGTAAGACAAGACGCCGTGTTCCACGAGACATTTTTCGTCGTCCATCTCGCAACATAATGCCTAGAGACTTAGATAAGGTGAGATCAAAGGCGATTCCACCAAACGCCTATGATGATATTCCTTTTTCGGGTGGTCAGCATGACTTCTATGGTGCATTGCATGAACTTGTAGAAGATGGTTTTGAATCAGATCAGATTGTTAAAAAGCTAACTCGTAGGTTCAAGGTTAAAGCACCTTTCATTCTTGAGCAATTGAGAAGATTCTATGGTGATGTAATGCGTGTTGCTTCTACTCGTAAGGTTGCAGGACACATCGTTCTTGCAGGGACTGTTAATGTAGAAGAATTAAGAAGTGAGCTTTCTTCTACTTTTGGTGTTGAAGATATTGACTTTGATGACGGTGTTCTTAGTTTCCTCATGGATAAGAAAAGATACCCCAAAGTTGAAAAAGAAGTTAAGCAAGTAGCTAAGGATTTCAAAGTTAAGTTTGAAAAAGGTGAATTCACTGACGGTCTTGGAATGATCTACACTTCTTCAAGAAGACGCTAAAAACCAACGGTAATCACGAGTTTGTTTGAACCTTGTGCTTTCACATGGTGAACCTGTTTCCCACCAATCACATTTATTTGAGTAAACCCTGTGTACTCTAAAAGGCTTACACCTGGACTCGCTTGAATGTGGTCTTGCATTATATATGTTCCATAGATACGAATTTGTAGGACATTGCCTTCATGTAGTGTTTCCACATCAATTTCGGTTGGGGGCTGAATAACTACATTAATAGTTAAGGTATCTTTGTTGCGAACTACATTTGCAGATTCAATTTTTGAATAATCTGCGTCAATACAACCAACTTGAGCTTGAGCAATTAAAGGCAACAACATTAAACTAAGTAAGATTACATTCTTTTTTATATCTAGCATATCGCTTCCTTACAGAACACTCTGTTCGATTTAGTTTTTTGGCAATGTTCTTATATGACATACCCATTAAACGACTATTATGAATTAATTTTAATTCTGTCGTTTTCCATTCTTTCTTTAGTTCTAAGGTCAAACCAAATTCACCTGCTTTTTTTCGACAAGATTGTGGTGATCTACCTATTGCCTTAGCGATCTTATCCCAAGAAAGTGTTACATAATGTTGTAGGTAGTGCGATTCCTCAACTTTTCTGATGAGTATGTTTATCTCACTTTCTGTCCAGAGCCTATTTTTTTCGACCCTTAAACTGACACCTAGACGAGATGCCTTTAATCTCAAGACTCTTCTTGAGACACCTAATCTTTTCGCTATTGATTTAGGACTTTGCTTACCCGCTCGGCTTTTTAAAAATGTTTCCATTTCCCCAGTCCATGTTTTCTTTGGGTATATGTTCTTTTTTTTAATTCCTAATGTCTGTAGTCGGGACTTAACGCTTCCTACACTTCTCCCTAGCCTTTTAGCTAGTTGTTCACAGTTTTCTTTATCACACCAGGTTCTAAGGATTGTATCTTCAATATTATCCCATCTTTTGTAACCCATATTATTTCCGTTCCTATAAATGTAATGTCTATTATATGATTTAGGGGATACTTATGCACTATGCGGGTATTGGTAGTAGAAAAACACCACAAGCCTGTCTTGATTTCATGGTTAAGATCGGCCGTGTTTGTTCCAAGAAAGATTTGGTCTTGCGCTCTGGTGGTGCAAAAGGTGCGGATACTGCCTTTGAACGGGGTTGTGATATTGAAGGTGGTCAAAAAGAAATCTGGACACCTAAAGACCAGCACATTGTTGAACATGATTGGGCGATTGAAAAAGCTAAGGCTGTATGTTGGGAATATCCTTTACATAGGATGAAGCCTTATACCCGTTCACTCATTATACGCAATATGTATCAAATCTTTGGTGATGATCCTGAAAACCTTAAACCTGTTAAGTTTGTGGTGTTCTATTGTGAAGGTGATCCGCTTATGCAGGGTAAACTATCTGGTGGGACAAGATATGCGGTCAGAGCGGCGCATAACTATAACATTCCACATTATAACCTTCGCACTCATCAACTACATTTCGCGAATGTACTCAAAGCGTTCCCCGAACCAGTTAAGTTCGATAATCCTTTTTAGTTATTATTCTAAACCATCTACTAAAACTGAACATGAATGTGAAAGTAGGCGCTCCGCATATTCTTTGTTACAATATTTTAGGGGTGCGACACGAACCTTCTTTAATTCATAAGCACATTCTGATAAGTATCTATATGCTAATTCGCAAGTTTCTTTTTCAACCCGTTTTAATTTTTGTTCTTTTGTTTCAAACTTACATCCTGTCAGCAGCAAGGTGATGGTAATAATAGTTAAAGTTTTCATTATAGACTCCGAGAGAATAGAATGTTTTACAAGACATTAAAAGCCTTATCAAAATTAAAAAAATCAAGTTTGTGTGTGGGTTTAGATGATCCAAACCCACATGGTAGGATTGATAGAATATGTTCAATTATTGATAAAACAGAGCCCTATGTTATCTGTTATAAGTTGAACCCCGCTTTCTATCATGGTAATGAAAAACATATAAAATCTATTACAAATTACTTGAATGAAAAGAAGATTCTTTGGATTTACGACGGCAAGGTTGGTGATGTTCCACATACCAACGATGAGTATGCAAAATATATCTATGATGATTTGGGCGCTTCTGCAATGACCGTTCATCCATATTGTGGGTACGAATCCCTTAAGAATTTAATTCGTAAAGATAAGGGTGTTTTTATCTTAGGTCGAACAACGAATCTTTATGCACATGAAATTCAAAGCCAGGTTCAAGAACAACTTTATTATTGGTGTCATAATGATCTGAACTTAGGCTTAGTCGTTGCGGGTAATAAAGAAGCGTACTTACATGAAATACGAAAGCGATTACCAAACACTTGGTTTCTTTCACCAGGTATTGGAGCGCAAGGTGGTGGAATTAGATACCCAGTCCCTAGAACACTTTATTCAATGAGTCGAACAATATTAAACGCTAAAGACCCTGCTGCTTATGCAGAAGAATATAGTAAGCAGTCTTACTTTGATCTAGGTTTTGAATTAGAAACACGAGAACTTATTAAGCGAGGCGATTTTACATTAGCGAGTGGAAAGAAATCGGATTACTACATTGACTTGAAAAGTGTGAGTTCTTTCCCAGAGCTCTTTTCACGAATCACACATGACTTAGCGGAACTTATATCTGAATCCGACCAGATAGTGGGTGTGGCAACCGCGGGGATTCCATTTGCAACATCGTTAGGTATTCATTTGAATCGTCCATTTGGCTATGCACGAACAGAATCTAAAGCGCATGGTACGGGTAAGATTCTTGAAGGCAATATAGACAAAGGATTGCCGATTGTTCTAATAGAGGATGTTGTATCTACAGGTGGATCACTTATTAAGGTTATCCATGCCATTAGAGAGCAAGGATATGTGGTTAATAAAGCGATTTGTGTTGTAGATAGGGGTATGGGTGGGTTTGAGTCTTTAAAGGCTTTAGGGGTCGATTTAAAGAGTCTTATTAATAAAAACGATGTCTAAGTGTGTAATGGATATAGATGTCTGGACAGTTGGTGGCATTTATATCAATTCCAGAAGTGGAAGTGTCTGAAAGGACAAGGTACATAAAAGGTTCACCGCTATAAGTTTGTACGGTCGCATTTAATACTGGGTTTTTCACATGGTCAAACCTAAGTGAATAAATATCTGAATCTGTTGTTGTCATTTCAATAGTAACCGAAAGAAAGTTTGCAGAAAGATTGAGATTGCTGTCAAGTGATGTACCATTCCAAATATCTATACCTCTATATTGTTCAGTCATATCTTGATAAGTATCTATACCACCAACCCGAGTATCTATCTCATTATCTGCGGGATTAGAGCCTATATTTGTGCTTCGATCTTTGAAGAACAGTGGGATCACGGAAATTTCAGTGCCTGAAGGAGGGTTAAGTAATCTTACTGTACCATATCCAAGAACTTGATAGTTTAAAGCCTTTAATGTTCCATCAGCACCATGAAGTAACATTCTATTTTCGTCTTCAAATTCAAGACTTAATGAATTTGATTCTAACTTGATTTCACCACGCACTGGATTCCCTGATGTTGTGCCTGTTTTAATGGTGATTGATCCAGTCTTGTCGGAGATCGCTACTCCTTGAGTAGTTCCTGTTTCTATAGTTATATCACCACTAGATTCATCTGCAGAATCTCCTGTCTTTAATGAAACATTTCCTGACGCGCCAGGTGCGTTTGTTGTTCCTCCACTTTCTATTGTGACGTTGCCACTAACATCTGTTGAGGCTCCAGACTTTAAAGAAACATCACCTGACTTGCCACCTGATGCTCGTGTTCCTTCACCACTTTCTATTGTGATTGTCCCAGACTCATTGTACCCTTGGCCGCTTTTTATTGAAACATTTCCCGACTTACCACGATCAACACCACCCGTTTCAAGTGTTAATTGACCAGAATAAAATTCATCAAGAGTAAGGCTAGTAAAACCATTTGAACCTGTCTTAATGTCAATGTTTCCCGTTCTTGTTCGATAATTTCCCCAAGAGCCTGTCAAAAGTGATATTGATCCTTCAAGACCAGCTGCGTTTACTGTTCCACCATTTTGATAATTTGTGGAACTTACAGTGCCAGTTTTTAATTGTATTTCACCTGATACTCCGTTCGTAGCTTGTCCTGTTTCAAGTGTGATCTGTCCTGAGCCACCTACGCCTGTACCTGACTTTATCGTGATGGCACCACCACCACCAGCATCACCCGTTTGTATTTCTATCTGCCCAGATTCATCTGTCGTATCTGAATTACCCGTTAATAATTTTAGAAACCCAGAATCACCACCATTACCTAAACCAGATTGAACTGTGATATTACCACTTTGGTTTCCTGAAGAACCAGAACCAGATTGAATAGTGAGATCGCCACTATCTCCACCAGTAGAGTTTCCAGACTTTAAGGAAACATCACCACTATTCCCGCTTGCATTTCCTGTTTCAATGGCAATTGGTCCAGAAATCCCAGAAGAAACAATTCCCGTTTTTATATCTATCTGCCCACTTTCGCCGTCTGAAGTTCCCGTTTCTATATCTATATGTCCAGATACGCTTGGTGAAGTTCCTGTTTTTATAGATATGAATCCACCACCATTAGCTCCCGTTTGTATTTCTATCTGTCCAGATTCATCACTAGAATCTGAATCACCCGTTAATAATTTTAAATAACCAGAATCACCACCATTACCTAAACCAGATTGAATAGTGATATGACCACTATGGTGTCCTGAAGAACCAGAACCAGAACCAATAGTGAGGTCGCCACTATCTCCACCAGCGGCATTTCCCGATTTTAAGGAAACAGCACCACTGTTATTACCAGCTGCGTTTACTGATCCACTTTCAAGAGTTAAAGTGCCACTACCAGAATTCGGACCAAAAGCATTTCCTGATTTTAAGTAGACGCTACCACTAACGCAATTATCAGTAACTCCACTTTGAAGACCTAGTTGACCTGAGCCATTTGCATCACACCTACCCGTGTTGATGTACATAGGTCCACTTTTACTTGTGTCACCACTTCTGTCTTGGCCAGGTTTTTCGTTTGATCCAGTATAAATTAACATCTCGCCAGTTGTGTTTTCACCATCTGAACTATAAATATTAATATCCCCACTTCTTCCTGTTGTGGCTTGTCCGCTGTTAAGTGTTACACTGCCAGTGAATGTACCCGTTCCACTTTTAATGTTCAAACTACCAGAAGTACCACCCGCGTTGTTGCCCGTTGCGAGTGTGATGGCACCACTGGTACCACCATCTGTAGTTCCCGTGCTAACCGCAACCTCACCACTTGAACCAGAGCTTCCACTCACACCTACATTATTTCCTGTAGTTAATATAAGATTACCAGATAAGACATTGCTTGTTCCTGTTTTAAGTGTAGTATCCCCACTTGCGGCACCCGTAGCGTTTCCTGTGTATAGAGAAGCACTACCTGTAGCACCACTATCAGAATCGCCAGACTTCACCACAGCTGAACCACTAGTACCATTATTAGTTACACCACTGTATAGTTCGACATCACCACTGGTTCCACTACCAGAAGTGGTGCCACCACTTCGAATAGAAACTTTACCACTATTCCCACCACACACACCCGAATGGACAAGTATCTGACCACTATCTCCTGATGCGTCTCCAGAGAAAATTCTTACTAAACCACTTGCACCACTTGATGCGTTTCCAGAAAATAGTGAAGCAATGCCAGTGCCTGTGCTTGCTCCACTACTATACAAAGAAACATTTCCTGATGCTCCTGTAGTTGAAGCACCACTTTGAATAGAAACTAAACCACTATTACCACTATCTGCAACACCTGTGAATATATATGCATCACCACTATTCCCACTACCAGTATTCCCCGTAGAAAGGTACATACCCCCAGATTCATCATCACCACCTTGACCCGTTTTTATTATAATGTTGCCAGAATGTCCTGCATTAGCAGTATTCGCAGTACCACCTGTTTGAATTGTAATCACGCCGCTAGTTGAAGCTGTGTTTGTATGTGGTGTACCTGTTTTTATATCAAAAGCGCCACTGTTATTATTCTCCGAAACATTACCTGTATACATAGTAATATATCCACTAGCACCGTTAGTAGATGTGCCTGTATACATTTTAGCGTTTCCACTATTCCCATCTATAGATTGACCAGTGAAAAAAGCAATTGTTCCACTATTCCCACTTGACGAAACTCCACTTCTAATATTGATTAAGCCACTATCCCCACTATCTGAAAAACCAGTAGATGCGATAAAGTTTCCAGTCCCTGCGGAGCTCGTATTACCCGTTGATATGTTAACCGCACCAGATTCATCTGTGCCACCGCGTCCCGATTTTAAACTTACATCACCTGAATGTCCTGCATTATTGGTATTAGCTGTCCCACCAGATTCAATTGTAATAGCACCACTTGTAGACCCAGTATTTGTGTGTGGTGTACCTGTTTTAATGTCAATCGTACCTGAATTTTTAACCGCACTTACATTACCCGTGTTAATTAAAATTCCACCAGTATGTTGATCGCTTGTTAAGTCTTGACCACCAGTTTGGATTGTGATTGATCCAGTTAAACTTGTGGCTGAATTATCTTGATTATCCCCACCTACAATCCACACATCACCACCTTTATATCCATCACCACTAAAGATATTTACATCACCACCTTGATGTGCGCTTGTAGTGATAGGTTGGTGTCCACCTTGAAGTGTGATATTTCCACCATCAATGCTTTGTCGATTAGGTGATCCACCTTCAATCGTGACTCCACCTGCTTCAAAAGAATTTTTGACTGTGGCATTAGAGCCTTTGATTAACACACTTTGTTCTCTTGAATTAACTAAAGATGTGTCTGCTGAGTTTGGAACTAATTTCGGCCCATTGGATTCATTTTGGGCTTCTATTGTTTTTCTTATTGCATCCAATGTTGATGACATAACATACGCTCCTTAAAAGAATGTGGTAATTCTATGATACCCCATCTATAAAGAGTCTATGAACTTTGCCTGTTGATTTCTCTTTCGATATACCAAATTGCTTTTTTCAAATCCTCAGTGGATAATTCACCTGGTTTCTTACCTGCTCTTAGAATATATTTAAGTGCGGAACCTAGTGAAAAGTTCAAGTTGTAAGCCTCAATGACATCAATTGCTTCCATACCTTTTGCTTGATAGTGGTCTGGGTGGTCAATCTTTTCATACTTTTGTTTCTTGCTCATATAAACTCCTGTTTAATACTTGTTATACCATCGATCTTTACGATGTTTTGGGTCGTCTACTGGTACAGGTATGAAAAAAGTAAGTATGATTATCAAGATTAAAAGCCACATAATATCCTCCAATTTAGTTTAAGAAAAGAGGATATAAAGAAGTTATTTATTTAGTTACATATACCCCACAACATGGGCATCTAACTTTATCTTCTTTGTCTAGCCTTGAGATTAAATATTTTTGGGCTTCGGTTAAGGGATAGCCTTCTAACTTGTGTAAGATAGGTGGATTAATCTTTGGTGGTTTTTTTGGCTTTTCTTTTTTTTGTGGTGGCGTTGCTTTATCTTTAGGTACTGCTTTCCACTTTATTGCATCTCTACCCGCTTGTGTCGTACCAAGATTCCCAGAATCTACTACAAGTCCTTTTTTATATAGGGAAATACGGCATGGTCGATAAGAATTAGGGTTCATACCTAAAGTTTCCCAGCCTATTTCGTCGATAATACCTTCATCACCTTGAGACATAATCATGTAGTAAACTTGATCCGTCATATTTTTCAATTCAGGTTTAACTGATTTATAAGCATCTAATGTTGTTTGTTGTGTCATCATGCACATCCTTTCAATAGAGATACTTTGTTTATATGAATTCTTAATAGTATTTTTATATTATTCTTAATGTGGAGGTAATCACATGGCTGTAGCGTTCAAAAGAAATCAAATCTTATCTAGGGGTGACTTAGATATTTTTCTTACAAATTCAAATGGTAATGTTGCTAACGCAGCTGAAATTACCTATGCACTTTATTATGTTGACCTTGGACCTCCAGAAACGGATGTTCTTATAGGTGATCCTGCAAGGATTCCAGAAAATCCATCTGTGGGTGAATACTATGCTTCGGTTCGTATCCCAACAACCGCCACTTATGGTCGTTATCGTATTAGATGGACTCTTAAAGAGCTTGTGAATAGTCAACCTCAAACGGTGGTTCAAGAATTTGGTGTTGTTGCAGAAAATGCCATTCTAGGATTACAACTCACGGATGGGCAGAAGTCTATGGTTTATAAGTTGCGTATGCTTCTTAGAGATCAAAATCCAGATAAATATTATCACTTTCGCCCACCAGAGCATGAAGCAAACATAGGTTCATATAACCGAGTCTTTGGTCAAGTTTGGGAAGATGAAGAATTTCTTGAGTATTTAGAACGAGCGCTAGATTGGTGGAATATGCAACCACCCGAGACAGAAGAACTTTCTAACCTGGATCAACTTGTGAATCAAAAGCCTGCATGGAGAACACCTATTCTTCAAGGTGCAATTCAATTTGCAGCTATGGCTTTACAAGCGAATTGGATTGTAGATGAATTCGATTATAGTATTGGTGGTATAAGTCTTAATATAGATCGAAGTTCAAAGTATGAAGGATTAAAGTCTTCAGCGGAACAAATGTGGTCTATGTCAGTAGAAGCTAAAGCCCGTACTACAAAATACATGAGAGGTTTACGCCAGCCTAAATATGGTGTGGGTATTCGTTCCGCATTTGGTCCTCATGTTGGTCGTGGGGTTTTAAGTCCAAGAAATTTCCTTTGATCTAGGTTTTCTTATGCGTTTAGTTTGCATTTCAGATACACATAATCAACATGAATTGCTTGATATACCAAATGGTGATGTTTTAATCCATGCTGGTGATTGGACTGGTACTGGAACACATAAGCAAGTCATTTCATTTATTCGTTGGTTTGTGAATCAACCACATAAACACAAAGTGTTAATTGCAGGTAATCACGAGATAACTTTAGATCAACCTTTTTATGATATGCATTGGAATAACTTTCATACTAAGTATCCAGTACACGCACATTTAATTAAAGATTATGTTTTAAGGGAACCTGGAATACATTATCTCGAAAACACAAGTGCTATAATAGATGGTATTAAGTTCTATGGTAGTCCTGTTCAACCCGCTTTTGGTTGTTGGGGGTTTGGCGTTGCTCGTGGATTACCTATTCAATCGGTGTGGTCAAAAATACCAGATGATACGGATGTCTTAATCACACACGGACCTCCTTATGGGTATGGCGATATGCTTGATATGGGTGATCGTGTTGGTTGCAAAGACCTTCTTAAAGTAGTTCAAACTAGAGTTAAGCCTAAAGTTCATTTGTATGGTCATATACATGAAGGTTATGGCATATATGACTTAGGGTCAACAAAGCTAATTAATGCTGCAAGTTGTGATGAAAACTATCGAGTAATTAACCAACCTATAATATTTGATTTAGGTTAGGTTCTATAATGACACCACAATTTTTTTCAGCGCTTGTTAGTGTAGCTTGTTTTTTATACGCCAAGTATCTTAACAACAAATCTAAAGAAGACCTTACCTGCGAACAATTAAAAGACTTACATGATGATGTAGTGTTTTTTAGCTGCTTTGGTATGTTTACTTTAGTTATGTCTTATCTTTAAAATAGGTTCTCAGACCAAACAATAAACTTATCTCTTATAAACTCTATATAACTTTTTGCCCTAGGGTTTCGAGTGAGTCTAATCGCTTCCTCGAAGTCACCACTAAAAATCGCTTCATACTTGTCTGATGCCTCATCATCAAAGTCTGGGTCAAGTTTAGCAAGTGCATCAATGTGATCTAAGATAAAGTCCTCAAATCTCATTTTAGCTACTCTTTTAGCGCTTGCGGTATGCGCTAATTCACGACCTACTTGTCTATACATATCATTTTCACTTTGTTTGCTAGTTGATGGAAAAGGTGTTGGGTTATACTTAGCCGCCATGTCTACCATTTCACGATCTTCATGTGTTAATCGTTGACGGTACCAATCACTACCCATAGAAATGAGTGCATAGTTAGTTCTGTCTAAGGAACGCTCTAGTTTTGATAGATGTTTGGGTAGGGCCTCAAAATTGTCCCCACATAATTTGTAAATCAATTCTGCAGCTTTTGGGTTTTCTTTGATAGCTTTGACCATTTGATTTATATGGGTGCGAATAATATGCGCTTCTACTCTTGCTGAAGATACGCCTTCAGATAGAATTGACCATGATGCTTGACTAGATGAATTTTTTTTCATGTCGATTATCCTTTATTCTAATTCTTCTGGAATATCATAACGAACAATACGACGGTATTTATCCATATATCCAATTGTTGTAGGCACTGTAAACTGACTGGGGACAACATCACTTTTTTTGATTTGATTAATGACTAATTCAAAATCCATAACATCACTTGACATGGCTAAGATTATATATGGATTAGCTATATCTGTGGGTAAGTCTTTGGGGTCTACAACAAGTACAATGATATTTGAACTTGCAACCCAACCTTTAATGTTAAGTGTTTGCTTTGTACCTAGAATAGTAGTGTATGGCTGCAGATTAATCACTGTCCCATTAGAACCAAATGATTTTAGGACAGCTACACTGCCTTTCTTTTTCCAGTAATTTGGAATTCTAGGAGTGTTAGAAAGTGTACCCCACCATTCAAACAACTCATCTGAATCATCAACACAAGCTACAAGACTAGAAATTTTTGTGACTAAATCCATGATTATCTTCCTTTAATTCGGTATTTCTTGCGCCAATTACGGTCATTTTGAGTCATAGCTTCAAAGTTGACTTTTGAAAGAACATTAGGTTCTAAAATTGATCCTAATGACACATTCTTTTTAGGTGCATCATGCGCTTTGGGTGGGTGTAAAGAACCGTTTTGTTTATCGATAAACAAATATGAATGTCTTGTACCAAGCTCTGTGTTTGTAAAGATCAACCTTAAGAACTTTCTCATTTCTTGGAACTCTAATCCAAGACTTTGCGATAATGTTCTTGCAGCATCTTTGATAGAATCTAAGTTTCCTTCAGGAGTTGTAGGAATCGTAGGCTCTGGTGTTTGATCTACAATTTCAGTTGGTGCTGCTTCCCTTGTAGGTTGGGTAATTGTATTCATTGTTCTCCATCTTGGTCGGAGATTACTCATACGATCAAAGCCAACACAACTTTCAACATTATCATCCGTAATGTTTCCGATATTAACTTTAAGGTTAGGCGCATCTTTAGCTTTTGGAACAAAAAGATTTCCCGTGCTATAGTCAATAAACATATAGGCGTGTGTAGAACCAACTGCATCATTTGTATAGATAAACATACCATACTTACGACCTTTTTTGAATCCAATGCTTAACTTGTTAGCTAAAGATTCACAGGAACGAATTTGTTCTTGTTTAGTAGGTAGCGTTTGTTCTACTTGTGTTCTTTGTGGTGGTTGTGTTTGAGTTAAACCACCCGTTTGTGGAGGATCAACAGGTTTTGAAGGTGGTGGTGTTTCTTCTGGTTCATACTTAACTTTAAAGTTTGAACCATCTGGAGTGAATTCTACACCATCAACTATAACGCTATTAAAAGCCTCTAAAGATTTCGGGTGTAGTTTACCAACCGCTTTGTAAGCAAGTGCTTCACAAAAATGTTCTTCAACATCAGATGTTGCATATTGTGTTGGGAAAATACCAGTAATCGATTTGATATGTGTTTTAAGGTACTTGTCTCGGTATGGTCCTATTACTTCACTAGTACTCACTACTTGAAGATATACTCCTCGACCATCCACACCATAAATTTCTACTGGTTCACCACTTGGTTGTGAACTAATGCTCGTGTTAGTTCTTGTTTTTTTTGCATATAGGGCAATAGGTTTACCAACCCAATCACTAAGATTAATTCTTTGCGCCCTATGACATCTTAGATCGTATCTGAACCAAAGTCTTTTCTTCTCATTAGATAAGACTTTTTGGTAGTACCTATGACCTATTTCATGGACAAATGTTTTGATGAATTCACTTTCGTTCCTATCCATATATTTCATGGTGATTTCATCTTTTGATGAACTATACCAAGCATACCAGTTTTTTCGTTTTAGTTTTTCAACTAAAACAACATCACCATATAGTGCTTGGGTAAAGTTTGGTGCTAGTGAATTTGTGCAAAGTGAAAGAGCTTTGGTACAGGCCCGTTCCATCATTTCAACTTTGTCCGCACTAAGGTTAATGGGGTTTGTTAAAGTAAAAGGTCCAACTTGGACTTCGTTTTCACCTTCTTCTCTAACTGGGTATTTCAACAGTTTTAAGACATCTTCAATATGAGATTTCCTGTCCTTAAACCATTTTTGTCCATTAAAACTTCTTCTTGGGATACTTAATTTATTTTTTATTGCTCGAACCCGCCTAGACTTATTTTCTGGAAAACTTATTTTGTGAAACAGAAAGTCTGCTAGTAAGACGGCATAAACTACACTATGTGTATCAACCACGGTGAAGCGATGGTTTTTCAACGACTCTTCTACTTTTTCTATAGCTTTTTCTACAGAAGAATCAAATCGATTACCTCTAAGAAGACCTTGCCATGAACCTATAGTACATCTACTAAGGTGTGAATAGCTTGCGTACTTTTTCATTTCATTCACCATTTAACTTTGAATTTAACTTTGAGTTGTAGGTCTTCATTTATGACTTGCTCAGGTGGGCGTGTGTCATAGTTGTAGTTAAGTTCGTTGACTAACGAAAAGACCTTATCTATTTTGAATTCTAATGACCCCGTGATTAATATCCGATAATCTGCAAAGTCATTAAACAAAGGCTGATAGTAACCAATAAGCTGGCTCTTTAAACGGTCTTTGATTTCACGACCTACTCGAATATAAGATGTGCCTCTAAAATCTAAATTGTCTTTAGAAACACCATCTATTTGTTCGTAATCGGACATACCACCAAGACCAAGTGCTAAGTGGTCTTCAAAGAATGTAAATCTTAAACCCGCGCCTGATAACTGTCTTACTTGAAGAAGTTTGAATTCATCTTTTTGCGCTTGTGTGAAAATCTCAGTTCCAATTGTTCTTGATTTCCACCACATAGCAGTCCACCTGAGGTGTGTGTAGGATTCATTTTGAAAAGGTTTTCCGTCTTCTTCACCATAAGAAATAGAACCCATAAATAAACTATGGTGTAGTCCACTTATGTAATCTGCTCTTAAACTAATCTGTGATTGGAAAACCTGGACATTTCCTCTTTGTAGGGAAATTCCTAAATCACTAGACCCATGTAATCCTTGCTTATTCCCACCACGGTCCGATTCAATATTAACCACTTGAGCCATGCACATTAAAGGCATGGAAATAATGAGAATAAGTAAGTATTTCATTACAGTATCTCTACTGGATAATTTTCAAGGATTAATTTTGTTAGAGGGCATCTTTTCTTTTTTGCATGAACTTGCAAGTAAGGAATGTGATCCCTATTCTTTTGGTAGAGTGAATGTGCAACTTCACCCGCATGGAGTGTTAAGTCTGTGATTGCTTTATGTGCAGCACGGGCACAAGTTGGCTTATACCCAAGTGGTCCAGATAAGACTCTTTTTGGCGCTTGGTTTAATAGACAAGCCTTACTTAAAACCTTACTAGCATTACAGTGAATCCCTTGACAGCGAATTCCAAAATAGCTTCCCGCTTCAGGGTGCTTATTTTCTACACTACGCGCAAGTTGATCCACTTTTTTTTGTAGTTTTCTAAGTGCTACTTCAACATCACTTTGAACACGCTTAGTGAATCCATAGTTTCCGCTAGCTGCAGTCTTGGTGTTAGCCATTCGACTCATGCCTTGGTATATTTCCATAGCCATCGCATTGTTGGATGCGGCATACTCAAACAGCTTTTCCGCGTCTTGATCTACCAACTCTTCTTCAATCTCACGGACGGAAACACCATAGTGATCTGCTATATGTTTTAGTATTTCCATCTTCTTTTTTGGAGTTAAACTTTCCAGATACCTAGCGTTCTCAACTCCAGACCCAGCAGTCTTGCTCATGTATCGATCAGCTACACGGCTAGCTTGGCGCAATGTATATCGAGATTTAGCAATCAAGTTATCAACTTCTTTTTTAAGTCTTTTGATATTCTTGTCTGCAACATCCATAGCGGTATAGTAGTGCTGTAAGCTAGGATTATAATCTTGACCATGTGTATCTACAAGGTCTTGTTCATTATCCTCAGCCTTAATCCAGTTCTGGTAAGCCCTACGGTCAATCATACCCATATCTAACAAGGCTTTAATGTCCATGTTTTCGATATGTTTTTCAGCTAAGTCTATTTTTTCTTGTATTTGTAATGATCTTTCAATCAGATTCTCAGAAACTTCGTGTCTACTCATATCACCACTCCAAGTCGTCAATGTTCATACCGTAGTCATTAGCAAGACGACTTAGTGCATCTAACCCACCACCAGAAGGCTTTTTCTTCGCGGGTCCTAATTTATCGAGTGCAGATGTACCTGATCCACCTTGATTCTTTTTGATTCTTGCAGGGTCTAAACCATTTGGTCCCATTGCACCTTCATATTTAGCCCATTCTGGACCAAAATTCTTTTTTTGTTTCTCATAAGAGTCTTTAACATCTTTTTTACTGTGGTGTTTATGGCTCTTGACTCTTGATTCTTTATCGAAGTCTGCCATGATGCCCATGTCATCAATGATTTCGTCATCAAGATCATCAGCGAACTTAAAGTGTTCACCCTCAAACCCACTAGACTGTGTAGGGATACTCCAACGGATTGATCTTCGGCCAGACTTACTGAACTCAATGTTAGACCATCTTAAGTCTCTCTTTAAGTCTTGGATCAAAGATGGAATGTCATGGCCTGAAAAGATCTCAACATCACCAGACATTTCGTCATCTCCGTCCACACCAATCATGTATTCAATCTCTCCCTCTGACTCTTCTTCAACTTGAGCGAACCAGTTTGTGACGATCTCAAAGGGGGTCGCTTTCCTACCTGCGAACTTAAAGCTCTCTTCACCATGTGGATGGTCATCACGATAGCCACGATAACGAGCAACATCATTTAGGTTTGAGTAGGATTGAGAAATCTTATCTTCTACCCAGTCGTCAAGACCTTCCATACCGATGTCATCAACGATGAAGTCAGCCATGTCGCTCATTTCACGAAGATTCTGTCTGCTCATATATGAACCTGATTCTTCGTGGTCTTTAGCTATGAGGTCAATTTCTGCGGTAGTTTCAAAACTTTCAACTTCATCTGCATCAAAATCACCCAGAAAGTCAGCGCCATTTTTTTCACCATAATCTGGTTGTAGGCGTAATGGTTGTTGTGGGTATCTTAATTCGATATGTTGTTGTGCGATTTTTTTTGCAAGTCTCTTACTCATTTTTATTTCTCCTTAAGTTCTTCATTTAGACAAAGTATAAATGAACTATAAAATGCGTGGTAATCCTACTAGGTATTTTTCAACCAGTCCTTTACCCTCAAGATTTCTAGTGTATGATTTCTTTTTATCGTCCCATTCGAGTGGTTTCTGGATAACCATTCTTACGGTAGCTTCATCTTCAATATGGTTTACACCAAGTCTTTTCTTTAGAAGCCTTGCAAATCTTGAATCTACTTCTGCATACCAACCATGATCTAAAAGAAGTTCAGCGCCTTTTAGCATCATGGCGTTTCGGCCTTCTTTTGAACCATCTGATCCAATCAATCCAATTTTCTTGCCATGTGGTGTAGTGCTATAACTAACAAATGCGTCTATTTCTTCATCACCATCAACATCTACAACCCAAAAAAGGTCATACTTGTTCATCAATTCAGATTTAGAACTAATGTGCTTACCTACTTTGGAATAAGACAGGTCGTAAATGTTCCACACTTGTTCTTGTTGGTTTTGGTCAAATTGCTTGGGTGGTGCTTTGATCCATTTTTTACGCTCAAGATGAACACGAGCAAGTTTACTTGCCATTCGATTATTGATGTCTCTTATAACTAGATCAACTACACTTAGTTGCGCATCTGGTTTTGCATTTGGAAGTAAGTTTGCAATTTCAATCGCAAGCTCTTTCCTTGACAATCCATTTTGTGCAAGTAGTTGGATTTGAGATAGCATTTCATTTGAAATATCTAGTTCAGATTGCAAACAAGGCATCTTTGCTGCCATTTTAGATGTTGTTGGCGGCAAATGTCTTATGATTTCAGGGAATGTTGAAACACCATCACAAGTTCGGATTAACTCTCCGCCTTCAAATAGAAAAGCACGGCTTGATGTGTTGTTTTGTTCAAACTCAAGTGAGTATTGACCTACACCTGGCACTGAAACTTTATAGACAAGGTAAATGCCATTAGCGTCTGCTTTACAAGACCACTTATCGAGCATGGTTAAAAATCCTAAGTGTTTTACACTAGATACAATTTCTTTAACCGCTTTTGTAAACATTGTGTTTGAACTAGCCATGATTTGTTTTCCATTCTCACATATTTCACGATCAATCATTAAAGCTGGTCTGCGAACCAAGTAGTTTGGCCATTTCTCATACCATTTAGCATAGAAGTCATCTTCACTAACTTCACGGACAGTTTTATCTGGATTAGGCATATTTGGGTCTGCTACATGAACGACAAAGTTCCCTTTTTCACCAGTTACATCAAAGATCAAACTAGCATGGCTCCAGTCTCTACCTTCTGGATTCCAGGCAATAAGAACAGGTTTACCTTGATCTGTCCACGACTTCACTTGTGTGAGTGTAGATGGTGTAGTTAATGTAGCCCTACAACCAAAATACTGCGCACAAGCTAAAACTTCTTCCCATCTAGCACCTTGCATTGCTTTAGCGCCAATAACACTATTAACTTCATCTTCATTACATTTAACACCAAGTGCGTTTAATGCCATGCAAGTTGATGTTGTCACGCAAGTAAACTGTGATCTTTGTCTAATGGGATTCACATCCGCTTTTGCTAACCTTTTCATTATAGCTAATCCTTTCTTATCTTGTGAAAGGATTAGCTATAAAGAAATTATAAATTATCCTGTAATTAAGCTCTTGCTAATATTGATCCAGACATGACCTTTTTCACCAACACCCACAGACCATTTACCTTGGTTAGCTTTCAAGATCGGAAACTTATTTTTAAGTTCATCTTCTGTGCTTTCCATTAGGGGATATTCATAGTTTTCTGACCAGTCACGCCAAGCATCACTTTCCCAATCGTAATACTCATCTTCATAATCAATGTTCATTCTAAAATGCCAATGGTCTTGTCTTTCACGTCCGCCTGGTTCTAACATGAATTCCCAGTCGCTGTCGTTGCGTGAAAAACTAACATCACGACTACCATAACTAGCACTAAAGCCACCAGCTGTAGTGCTAGCTTCGGTCAACAAGAATTTGACTATATCTTTGATAGTTGTTTTGAGTAAACCTGAATTACCTAATTCTTCTTGTATATAGTTTGTATCGTAATCTTTAAATTTCCAAAAGACATTACGACTATCTGGCATGAAAGTGTAATCATCATTCACTGGTTCAATAAGAATGATAGCAGCATCTGTACCTTTAAAGGTGAGTACCGTTTGATAGAATTCTTTATCTCCAGTGTGCCTGAATTTTCTGATCTTATCATATTTTCTAGTGTGTGTGACTGATCTTGAATTTTCAAAAAGACCTACAACTTTCTTTTTAAAACCCCTAGCAAAAGAAAGGAGACTTTTGGGAATCACATCTTTTGCTGGTTTAGGTGCTGGTTTAGGTGCTGGTTTAGGTTTCTTTGAAACAACTCTTGGAGATGGTTTACGACCAGTTGGGTTAGACCTAAACATATCCGCTAAATCTGATGCGTTATTTCGATGCATTTGCTTACGGATACTTTTTAAGTCTCTTTCACTTAGGTCTCCACCATCTTTAAGTATTTGAAGATACCCACTTAATTCAACTAGCAATCTTGTGTTTGATTTGTTTTGGGATACAAAACGCCTTAGCGCTTGATAGGCTTCTTCTTTAGTGGTGGCTTGTTTTTCAAGACGCGCAATTCTTTGTTCAAGATTTCTTAGTGCGTTTTTCATAATCACCCTACCTGATCTAAATCACTAGAATCCGTCATAATGGTAGATTTCCAAACAGAATTTTCAATAACCTGATCTTGTTTGTCATATTTAATTTCACGCGCTGGAAGTGATAGATGGAAAACTACATTTTCAGTTTTTTCACGATCATCACGAATATCAATGTACTCAAGTTCAACATATAACTTCACATAAGTTTTAGATGAATCAAAGAATTCAACTTGGTCTTCAACATCAACCGCCACATAGGATTTATAATCGTCTTCACCATAAGTACCTAGCCATTCAAAGATCAAAGTATTAAGGTGATCTCTTCCCCTACGGCCAAGTTCAACTAAGGCTTTAGGTGTACTAGATGTTTTTTCAAGTCTTGCGATTCTCATCTCAAGGTTTCTTAGGATTTCTGATGCTGTTCTTCTCATAAGGATTCTCCCTTTTGCTTTGTAGGTCATTAAGATTCAAGTGTGCGAATCGCATTGTCTATCATTTTAATCAACACACCTTGATTTGCTTTTATTTTGGATTTGAGTCTAAAATCTAACCCCAGACTGTAAATCATTTTAATGTCTTTAAACAGACCTTGGGGATTGAAGAAAACATTGACAGTATCACCACTACGGGTAGTTGAAACTTTGATGTGTTTCATAATGATCTTATTAAACATCTTTTGGAAGGCTTTTGAATAAGAATCATAATCATTGTATTCACCACCTGAATAGTCTCTAGCTTCCTTATCAAGTTCTTGTAAGTACCATTGATTACTAGGGTAGTAAACGATTGCGTGACTAACAACATCAAAAACATCTTTAAATGTGAGAGTTGCATTACCATCTATTTCAAACTTGTAGAATCCACTTTCAGATTCAACTAAAGTTAGACCATTGGTTTTTTTTGGACGTGATGATTTTTGAAAAATGCCACTTGATTTTTCAAGTTTAGCAATCCTTAACTCAAGGTTTCTTAGGATTTCAGAAGCGGATCTTTTCATGTCAATTTCCTTTTAGTATTTGAGATCAATTCCAAGTTTTCCATCTGACCCTGGGACTTTACAACATATTCCTACAGTTGTTGGGTTTACACCTAAAGCTACGGCTAGGTTGGCGTCTGGGTCATTACATAATAATCCGTTTTCGCTAACCTTGAGTGGGTCATTAAGGTTGTAAGTGATAGCTCCACCATTACGAACACCATTAACTGCTAAGGCAGTTGTTTCAAATTCTTTAAATAGTATTCGAGCTCCACCATTAACTAGTGTTAAAACAGCTGCCCCAGATGCGGAAGCTAATGCACCAGTGTTTTGATAGGATGTGAAATTTCTATATGTGGATTGTCTAGCATCAGCATAGTTTTCTGATCCATAAAGAACAAAACCAGCTACATATTGACCATTTGATTTTTCGACGGTAAATTCGGATGCACTATTTTCATTCTCTACATAATGAACCCATGTTCCACCTTTCCAACCAGTACGACGCATGATTGGACCTGCAGTACAAGGTGTCTTATCACCATTTTTTAAGACATCAATGTCGTCATTGGTTAGATTTAGATCAATAGACATTATGCTTTACCTCCATTTTCAATTTCACCTTTATCTTTTTTATCTTGTAAGACTTTCTTAACGGCTTTAGCCATTTCTTCCTTTTCAAGATGCCTTTCAACTACTTTTTCAACTAGGTCTTTTTTGACCTTAGTTTTATCGGTTTCTTTAGTAGCTGGTGGTTTAGCTTTAGGCACTTCATCGAATGAATCTGGTACACCACTAATAGGTTCTTCTGTTTTCACAATGAATTGATTGAGTGTGCTAAGTTCTTTACCACCTGGTTTTTTGACTATTTCTTCTGGAGGTGGTGGTGCGATAACAGCTTCACTTTGGATGAGCTTTTCATCTTTTTTCATCTCACCTGACTGGATAGCTTTTTCAGCGGTTTCTACTTTGTTGGTGATTGCTTTTGATTCTGCTAAATTCCTAACTGATCTCTTTGTAGGATTATCAAAAAAAACACTTTCAGCAGATTGGGCTTGTTCAAGCTCTGCTACTCGCCTCATCAAACTGGCGATTCTATATTTAAGATTGCTCATACTTATCTCCTTTGGGTTTTTAGTTATTAGTCTTTGATAAATAAACTATTACTTATCTTTATATCTTGGTGAGTCAAAGCTACTGTGGATAAAATCATCAAAGAGAACACTCCACTGATAATCGGAGTAGTATTCTTCTACTAGATGTACTCGATCACCTCTTAACCACACTACGGTATCACCAAAATCATCGGCATCCACAGGGCAAGAACAGATGAACTTCGTGTCGGACTCTTTTAAGAGTCCTCGGATTGTGTCCATAAAGTCTTTGGGTTCAACCCACCCTATCTCTTTGCCGTGCCCAAAGGGTGAGCCTTTTGGCTGATACTCACTGATATGATAACATTCATCTTGATCGTAAGTCATACTCGATACCTTTCACTCTCATTTTTGGTTACTATTTTTTTCCAATCGGATGTTCGCACGAACATCCCAATAGGCTTTGGACTTAGCCATTTGAGTGTTATACTCATCTTCCGTCATATTGGTTTCCGTACCACCACTTAAGTGGTGGTAGTTCGCATACAACGCGTTAGGTGTAATTGGTGGTGCTTCCATGTTGTCATCTTGAGAAGCGTTAATGCTCACAAGTTCCCAGTTTCCAGGATCAAGATCAGAGACATTATCACCATCTTGCGCTAAGGCGATAGAGTTATAGAATACTAGATCAACTGTTGACGCCACTGGTTTTTCATCACGAATGACCTCACGGAATGGACGTGGTTCCTCACCCTCACGGCGTGAACGCATACCCTCAAGAACTTCCTCACCTTCCTCAATGATTGTGATTGCGGAGAAGAAATCGCTACCTGTTTGCTCTCGTGTAAGTCGTGCAAGAATCACACGACCACCTTGGTCATAAGTAGCTGGTTGATAGCCTTCGCTAATGTTTGTTGGTGAAACATCACGAAGAAGATTTGCCACATACTCAAACGAGCGTGATGAGTGTGAGAATGGAGACTCTGCCACTTGACGAGTACAAAAAGGATTAACAGTGATGTTGGAAATTGAAATGTTCATAAGTTGTTCTCCGTTAAATTGGAAGTGTGAATGGTTATGCTTTATAAGGGTGTCATTCTTGACATTCTATTAGTTGTAGAATCCTGCTTCATTGTTTGCGATGATCTCAGCATCAATTTCATCTTTAGTGAAAGGAATGAGGATTGAGTTTTCATTGAGACCCTTGCGAACATCTTTGATAGTGATGGTCTCGCGGTTCATAATAAAGAGTCGTACAATCGCTTGAAGTTGATTAAATGTGTAAGTCATTTTGTTCCCCTTTTGGAGTAAGTTAGTTGGTATGTCTTATAGTATTTAAGGGGTGTCAAAAAAAACATGAGCTCTTTAAACCCTTGTGGGATAAAGTTTTTTTGGTTTGACACCCCCTAAATTCTATAAGGTGTAGGTAAGCTACATACACTTAACTCATACACGGAGAACACAACATGACTGCTGAAATGATTCTTTACATTATCCTTAATCTTTTACGAGCGGATAACGCCACCAATCTGGATAACCCACAAGTACACCAACACTTAGTGGAGGTGAGTCAAGCTATCCACACACACGCCACAAGCACCGTACCAGTGGAGCGATTGATTTCATTGGCATATAACGAGTCCCGCTTTGGGTACAAGTATGTTTTGAAAGGAACATACCCTAAGTCATCTTGGAACGCGTGTGGTATTTACCAACAAGTACCTAAGTTTAGTAAAATCAAGACTACTTGTAAGAAGTTAGGTACTGATGTGAACCATGCTACAAAGGTAGCTGTTGCATACCTTGATTATATGATTGATCGTTGGAGTATTCGTGGATCAAAGAGAATGGATTCTCGTATGTGCCATTACTATAGTGGCAATCGGTGTGATGCTGAAGCTCGTGCTTATTCAAAACGACACCGTAAAGTACGCTTAAAAGCACTTAAATTGAAGTCTAAGGCTCGTAGGGCAACTAAGACACCTACTACTACTCGTACTGCTAGAAAGGCTCGTAAGATTACAAAAGAGGACTTATTTTCGAGTTTGTCAAAGCGTAAGACACGCGAAGAAATGACAAGGAAAGAATGGCTTTACGCTTTACGCAATGAGCAAGATGAAACGCGTCGTGCTGAATTAGGATTGCCACCTAATAGACTATAAACTATAAAGGAACACAATTAACAAGGGAGATGATTTACTTATGAAAAAAATGACAAAAAAAGTTGGTGGTCAAAGAATGATGAAGACCATTGAAGTATGGTATGGGTTAAACAAAAGCACACCAGATGCATGGTTTGATCGTTGGGAAATATTCATAAGCCATTTGCTTGTAGAACTTGGTTTTAAGCATGAGAGTTGCTCTAATATTGAAAAGCCTCGAGGTTCACAATGGACAAAAGAAATATCATACTCACATCAAAACTTTGGACACACACATATTGTTCTTAAGAGGAAAAGAAGACAAGAAGCTGGTCTGATGACTTTATATATGTTCAATAAGACATATAAATATGATATTGAAACTGGAATAAACCCCGCTGGGTATCAATACAAATTGATGTCTAGGCAAGATTTAGGGGATAAGATTATTTCGTCTATAAGACATAGTTGGGAACTTCACACTAATGCAACTAACGAAAAAAGTTAATGACAAGAGAGTGATGCGCAGCTTACCTCTTTGGAGATGCTTGAATACAAAAACGCCTTATAGCTGGTTTGAAAAGTATGTTAATTTCTTGACTAAGTTAGCTTATGAATTAGGTTTTATTAGTGTTCAAACAACGGAAGTAGATGAGATTGGTGATAGTCTTTATTTAATTATGACTTTCACACATGAAAAAGGAAAGGTTGTCCGTTTCACTTTACTTAGGGGATACCAGTTTAATGGTGGTGGGATAAGTATTAGGCTAAAAAACAAGGAAACACAGCTACAGCTCTTTATGACCGCTAACTATTCGTTATCTAAAGGTTTGATAGTAGAAGATCGAACTAGCGTTGGGAACTGGTTTATAGAGCAGGTTAGGAATAATTGGGATTTATTCTAACCTAAAAGCCTTCCTTGAAACGGGAATAAATCCAAACCCTGGTGAGATCGAATTGCCAGTAGAAATTCGATCACCTTGTTCATCTACTTTCATATTGAAAGTGGCTTTCTCAGTTGTTCCAGGAGAAAAGGTAGCGACTTCTTCAATATGATCCGCCCAGGCTAAAAAGTATTTGCTGCCTTCAAAGGGTTCACCTTTAAAGTCTGTGCGCAATCCATAAGCAAAGACAGGTATTTCAATTTCATCAACAATTTTGGTGAGTGCAAGAACTTGTTTGCGATTGAGAAATTGAGCTTCATCAACAAATACCACTTGGATGCTTTCGTTCCCAATGCTTTTGCGAAAAATAACTTCTTGCATGATAATTTCAAAAGGATCATCATTTTCACGAATAGTGGTAGCTTTTTGTTCAAAACCTATTCTTGATGCAACTTTTGATTTTCCGTCACGATCTTGTGCAACTTCAGGTACAAGGATTCGGAATTCAATGTCGCGTTCTTTACAAGAATGGGCGCGCATAATAAGGTTTGCAGATTTTCCAGCATTGACTGTGGAATAAATAAAATTTAACAAGACACTAAGTCCTCTCGTTCAAGTAAGTAAGCAACTTTTTCTCGAACTTGTTTGATATACTTATTCACAAGTCTAATTTCCCAACCGTATTCACGGCTAATGTGGGATTTTTTAAATCCATTCATAAGTGCATCAAATACTTTCAACAACGATCCAGTGAAACTAGATCGAACTTCTGCCAAGAAAATGTTGTCTGAAGGGTCTTCTTCATAAGAAGCATTATATGAACAAGCCACATCATCTTCCACACCAGGTAAGAATCTTTCACTTATGCGCCTATATTTGTTCATATAGTTCATGGTGATACAATCAATAACCATAACAATATAAGTAGACATTGCGGATTTTTCTGGATTATATGGGCACTTCCCTTTATTGCGAATTAAGATACCTTTGAAAACTTCTTGTAGAATTTCTTCTGTGTTCACACCAGAATTCAAAAGTTTTGGTCCTTGTCTCTTGTAAAAGAGTTTTTTGATGTCTTCTTGGTGCTTTTCTACATCAATACCCAGTTTTTTTGTCTCTAAAGTGATACAAAATACTGGAGTCAGTCCCTCTTGCCACTTAAAACGGGGTTCGAGGTTTGTATAATCATACATAAACGCTCCTTAAGTTGGTGGTTGATGCCAAACAATGTTTATTATATAAAAGGATCTGTCAATGAAAAAAATTAATCAAGTAGAAATCTTGTTCTGGGCAAAGACCCAACACAACTTAAACACAAAATATGTACGCAGGTCTCTTGAAGACAAAGATTTTGATTCTTTTTGCCTTTTATTACACAAAATAAAGCAAATTGGAAATGCAGTGTCAATAAAAGATGTAGTTAAAGAATACATAGCAGAACATGGTATCGAATTTATGCCAAAATCTTTTGCTGGTGTAAAAGTAGATATGGAATTTTTCTTTAATACCCACCCACCTGAAAATGGATTTATTGAGGTTGATCTTTACCATATTCTTTTAAATAGTTGGTGTCGTCCTACACGGGACAACTTTAGAATCTTAAAGAACCATCTTAAAGAGCTAGGTTATGAAATAAAGAACATAACACCATCTTATAGTCTGAAAGAAAGTTCAACGGTTCAACTAAAAAGAGAGTATCCATTAAGTCTCCCGCATAATTTAAAACGGTATATGAAACCTGTGACTTGGTGTTTAGAAATCCACAACTGGATGTATACAAATGCGCCAAATATTTTACTTGATAATGAACCATATAAGATTAAAGATTTGGGTGCGCGTTGGGAAGCATACTTTACAAGACGGTTCATTGATCTTTTTATCATGTCTGAAATTGAGTTCATATATAAACACCCTCAAGTTAGGGGTTGTTATGAAAATTCCCCGCCTGTTCTTGCATTATGTGAGCTCACAATTCGTGACATATTTAAACCAACAAAACTGAAAGATTGGATTCACCAAACACTTTTACACACAGAAATCAACAACTACATAAAAGAATCAGATTCTGAAGTTGCGAATGTGTTCTTGACCACGATCTATGATGAGATTTGTGGCAAACTTTCAAAAACTATGATAAAAGGCGACCCAACTCAAAATTATGATATTGTCTCGGGCTGGAATTCTATAATAGTTATTTGTTACACCCAAGACATCTTAAGGGAATACAAAGAATTAATTTAGAAGGTGAATTATGAACCTAATTTTCATTTTAAGTCTATCGTTTCAATGTATGTTAGACACTATATCTTATGCATCATCTGTCCACATCAAGCCAGGTTGGGAAATGTCTCAACACAGGCCCGCATCTAAAAGACAACTATCCAGATACTTAAAACAGCTGATGGATAATGAAACTGATTATGTAGATAGTCGAATACTAGCAATCTCTTGGATTGAATCAAGAATAAGACCACGCATAAGAAGAGGGGATCAAGGTCGTGCTTGTGGTATGTTCCAAATCCATGCACGATACTCTTATCCACTTTTTAGGAGACGTCGTGGCTTTGTTGGTTGGATTGAAAAAGAACAATCAGATGTCATTAGTCGAGAATGTCGTAAGCTAGAAAATATAAAGTATTCTGTAAATACAATGGAACGGCTTTTAACTATGATGGATAAAAGAGAATTACACCCTTGCCATCATAATAGTGGATTCTATGGTCGTTGTAATACATGGTATAAACAAAGACTCGACTTTTGGATTTCATATTTTGAAATCGCTAACCTCATGTGCAATGAAAAGGTATTAGATATTATGGCTATGACAAGAACTGGAAATCCTATCCCAACAGCACCAGCAACTTTAATGCAAGGTTATATGGATGCAATGGGTGGAAAAGAACCACAAAGTGAAGATTCAACTTATAAGTCAGGATATGACTTAGCTAAACTTGTTCAAGAAGGTAAAGCACAACCTCCTTCATGGGCAACTGAATCCGCAAGCGCACTATCAACAGGAGAATCTGAGCGTGAGGGATGAATGGATAAGAAAAGGTTTAATAGGCATAGACCCTATACACCTTCCTTATCTAACATCAAGGGGTGTAGCGGAAAGTTGTAAAGTAAATTTTTACTCTTGGCAGCCACACTCTCATGTTCAATGTCAGAAATTTAAAGCAAACTTTGGATCAATGGGTGAACGAATAAAAGATTCACTTATCATTCCAATTACATCACCCAGAAGTGAAATTATTGGAATGGAGACACGCCAAATCAAAGAAGATGGAACTAAAAGAGTACACCAATATCGAACTTTAAATTCTCAATGGAATCCTTATCTATTAGGCGCAGAAGAAGGATTTAAGTCTTTATGGAACCAAGGTGATTTGTGGATTGTTGAAGGTATCTTTGACAAAGTTGCACTAGATAAAGTCATACCTAGATGTGATGCAGTAGTTTCCACATTAAGAGCTGGGATGGATGCAATCACAATGGATATGATTGAGCGTTTCTACACACCCGCTTCTACTATTTATATCTGTTATGATAATGATGAAACAGGTCAAAAGAAATCATATTGGCTTCAGCGTGAAATGAAGAAACGGGGTATGAGATCCGTTGTGTGGAAGTATCGTGGAAAAGACCCTAACGATGTGTGGACACAAGGTGGAGATCAAGCTCTAAGGAGAATGTTCCTTTAGCGTACCCTGCAAGCATGATGCTGTGCTTCTTTGTAGTTAAGGTTAAAGTCCTCTGTCTGTGATTAGCATCTTCCAAATCTTTTGTTGAGTCCTTTTATCAGTTGCGTCTTCTTCAAAGAGTGAGAACTTGATAGACTCAAGAAGACTATTCACAGCATCTTGGTCTGCAACCTCTAAATCAACAGCATCAAGTTCAAGAATGTGAATGTCATAGTCAGACATTCCCTTCATCGGATTGAGAATAGTTTCATCTTCGAGACTAACCCCTAGTCTTCTTAGACTAGCTTTGACACTAGATGGGTCCATCGTTGCAATCCAATTCCATTGTTGCGTACCACTATGGTCATAAACCCATACTGATTCGTTATTCCAGCTTTCAGCTTTCTTCTTAGTTGAAGCAGATTTAGAAGCCCTTTTATTTTTAACTAGTTCCTCACCTCTAAGGTTCAAGATAAATACACCTTTTCTGGTGATATGGTTAAGACCCTCTCGCGCATAGGGGTTCATCATAGCTAAAAACAAATCTTCATGTTCGGTAAAGTTTTCCTCACCATCCCACACACGATCACCCAATTTTCTCAAGTTAAACTTTTTACAAAAATTAAGGAACTCCTTTAAGTCATTTTCGGGTTTCCTCATTGTCTCGCCACTTTGCTTTTCAAGAAGAGAAAGTGGTTTTTCTGTGATGACAATGAAGTTTTTACGACCTTTTCTCTTTAGTTTAGGCTCTATCGAGAAACTTAGCTCTTGTTTAATGTTTTTTAGCATAACATCAATCTTCCCCTTAGAACTGATCTTAGCTACTTGATCGGATGTTAAACTGTATTCAAGGGTATCGCTCAAACCACCCCCTACACTTATCACTTTGAATCCATAACCATCTAACATCACTTTTTTAAGAGTGGGTAGTTTATAAGGTACTTCTTGCCCTACTGTGAAACTTGCTTGGCGTTCAAGACGCGCGATTCTTGATTCAAGGCTTCTTAGGATTTCCGATGCGGATTTTCTCATGTTTTTCTCCATTGTAGTTAAGGTTAATACGACCACTTATTAATGACTATAAACAAACTACAAACTAGAATCCCAAGTTTCTCTAATGTTATTTGGTAGATTGAACCAATGCCTTGCACCTAACATATTAGATGGAAAATCTTTTTGGTATATGATTTGTCTACCTATGAAACCACCAAAATCACTTAAAATTCGAACTTGATATTCTTGTTCATGGAAAAAAGTAAAATTTCTACCTGGTGTAGTTGGGTAAGGACAACCATTCCATCCATCAAATGCAGTAGGGCATTTGATGGCTATTACAATTTTGCGGGATTGCATATGGGTATATAAAATGGGACTATCCCATCTGGTTTTTCCACAATCAAAGCCAAGTTCCCCTAATAAATCCATGAGAACACCATCTTTGTTTTCGACTTGTGCGTTATCATAGTCATTTTTAAATTTAGCAGATACTTGAATTTGATTGTTTACCTTTTTTATGTAGCTCACACTCTATACCTTTCAGTCTCATGTTTGGGCTTTAATTGAATATAATTGAGTGCAATTGCCTTACATTCTTTGAGTTTAGTGTCCGCAAACTCGCCAAGTAGCTTAGGCTGGCCATTTATCCAAACCCACACGCGATAGATGGAATGTGAACTGAACATTCTGTTTCCTCTTGAACTCCACCGTTCAATGCTTGCAAGTGTCTTGTCGCCATTCGTTAGGCTTGTCTCACAAGCGTATGTGTAAGTGATTTGTGAATCCGCGCTGAAGTCTTTGTTATTGTATTGAAGGTTTTCCATATTTGACCATTTCATTTTCATTCTCCATTAGTGAGTGGGTTATGTCTATTAGAATTTAAAGGGTGTTAATCTAAGTCTTCCTCATAGATACCTACAGAAATCCCATAATATCCATTACTTGAGCCATACCAACGGATCGTTACGGATCCCTTAATGGTGGCTATTTCATAGAATGTCCACTTTTGATCACCCCAACCATTGGTTCCTTCCTTAGTGCGTTCTTCCGCTCTAAGTATGGGATTACCAACAAGGTCTTCCAAATCACCAACAAGGTCTTCAATAGACACATCCTCGCAACACTCTTGTGAGTGGTACATTCGGACAATCTTATTCTCGGTGTGGAATTTAAGTTCTCTATCTCCAATGCGATCAATTTTGGTTAGGGTTTTGCCTTGTAGTTGCTCAATAACTTTGAAGTCCATTTTTCACTCCTTAAATCCTAAATAATATATAGGATTTAAGGGGTGTTAGTTTACTTGTGGTCTAATCCGTTAATGGTGATTCCAGCGGGTAGTTTGTATTGACGCCACTTACCAGTCATCAATTCCAATGCTTTTTGAACTTCACGCTTTAATCGTGCTTCTTTAGTGCGTGGTAATTGACGAGCATCACCATTTGGGTCTTCTTCAACCATTTCTTCTTTGATCTGAATACCCGTTAAATACACGCCACCATTTTCCTTATGCACCATGACACCACGGATACCACAAGGGTGTGGTTCATACGCTTCAAGGTGCTTGTTTCTCTTTGGTTCACCATGTGCTGTGTCTTGTAGTGAAATGATTACATCATCCCATGCGGATCGAAATTCCCAATCACTGAATTCAAAATCTGGGTCTTTTTCCCTTAGAGAATTCATGTATTCTTTCATCTTTGGGTCTTCCAACATTGCTTTAGCCCAATCTAATGAGGAGACTGTTTTATAGTCTGTTCCAACAAGCATCATAACCTTTACAGTATGCCTTCCACGATGTGTTCCACCATCTTTCTTCAGGTCTTTTTTGCCTACTTTTTGTGTGGTGAATGAAATAAGTGTTGTATCATTTAGCTGGATGTCCATATCCATGCTCCTTTCTGTTTGATACTATATTTATATGATTCACCTTGTGCTTTGCGCTTTTATATTTTGTTTATTGTTGTTGTTGAATGAACACTTTAAGGAGTTAAAAATGATCCATAAAATAAATGACAAATTTGCAATCATACTTGAAAAGACCACTTTTATAAATCCTAACGGGAGAGCAGTGACTGTGAGGGCTTGCATTTCACATCCTGACGCATCAAAGGTGAAAGCGTCTTCTGTGGCTTACTTGAAAACTTTAAAAGTTTTGGTTTCTAAAAAAATAGTGTCAAACATTAAAGTAGATCAAGATTTTTCTTTTTGTATGCAAATCACATTCGATGTATCAGATGTATGGGAACTGGATGATACTGAAGCAAGAGATGCTCTGAGAAATCTAATTCCTATCTTAAGCTAAAAAACATAAAGTAAGTAAATAGTGATAGAAAAATTACTGAGATCACAATAAATCCATCAGACATTTCTGGTGCGTTATTGTTTATGTAATCCCATCCCATGTAATACTTAAACATGGTTTTGATCTTCAGGTGGCTGTTCTTCACCACCTAATGGATATTTAATCCAAGCGTAAGATTCTCTATTTTCTAGGTACTCGGTGTAATCATCACATTGCCATGCTTCTTGTTCAAAGCGAATTGCAAGATAGGATTCCCGAGTGAAACCTTTTCTTTTGATAGTTGCAGCATATAAGAAGTCGAACACATAAACGACAAGGAATCCCACGAACAATAGCTCAATATATTGTTGGTAGTGGATTGTTTCATGTCTCTTGGTTTTCTCTGAAATTACACCTCTTGAAAAGACAAGTGGTCCTAGTGTTATTGCACTAATTTCAATAGGTGCTAGTTTTGAAAGCCAAACGGGAACTTTTGAGTTTTCAAAAAAGAAAGGTTTTGCGTTTTTAAACATATTTAATTCCTAAATGAAAGATTAATCACTTACAGATATAGATATATTTAACTTTTACAAATCACAAAAAGAATCTAAAACCTTGAAAATTGATTTAGTATTATCCTTTCAGTTAGTAGAATATACAAAAACGCAAAGGATTCATTTATGGCTTATGGTGATCGAATTAAATCAATAGAAGAAGGCAACAGTTCTGAACAATTATTTGCTAAGGTAATGGAAAGTCATGGTTGGGGTGTTCGTCCAGCAACCATTACAGAACAATATAAGCACATAGATTTTTTCTTATGTAAAAAAGATGTTCATATCACCGTAGATGTTAAAGCTAAGAAAAGATTATCATCCAAAGATGAAAACTTTTTAACTGGCTGGATTTGGGTAGAAATTTCGGGTCATTCGGGAAATCCTGGTTGGCTATATGGGGAACAGTCTCATGTAGCTTTCCATACAGAAAATGGATTTATGATTGTTTCTCGAAAATCGTTAGCTTCTTTTTGTGAATCTAAAATTGACTTAGAGGCACCTACTTGGGAATGGGCAACTGAATCAAAACACGCTAAATACAAGTTATATCGTAGATGGTCTGCTAACAATGGTAAATCACTTGAAAAGAGTGCGCTTATTAACATTGGTGATTTGAAGTC